AAATATAATATTTATATATCTTACAATCTATGATATCCGTTGATATAATGGGGGGTTTGGGTAATCAATTATTTCAGATTATGACAGCATTCGCTTATTCAAAAAAATACAGGAATCATCTAATAATTAAAAGAGAATCTCATAGCCCGAGCTGTACATATAGGAATGTCTATTGGAATAACTTTTTGGAAGGTTTGCAAAAGTATTTAATAAACGGCAATATAGATTTACCTGTATATAATGAAAAATCCTTTGAATATAATGAGTTGCCGAAAATATCAGAAAGCGATGATATAAAATTGAGCGGATATTTTCAATCATATAAATATTTTGACGAATATAAAAGCGAGTTACTCGCTGAGATAGATTGGTATGCTAAGAGAGATGCTGTAAAAAGCAAGATAACGGATGTTAATCCTGGCTATATGGTCTCGTTGCATTTTCGCATAGGAGATTTTAAAAACTTAGAAAACCATCCTATAATGCCTATGGAATATTATATAAATGCCATTAAATATATAGAGGCGCGAGAATCTAATGTAAAAATATTGTATTTTTGCGAAGAAGATGATAAGGATTTTGTATTCAATAATTATATAAATCCGCTTAGAACAATTTTTGAGAATATTACATTTACGCAAACGAAAAATAAGCTGGAAGATTGGGAGCAAATGATAGCTATGAGTTTATGTAAGCATCATATAATCGCCAATAGTACTTTTAGCTGGTGGTCGGCTTATTTAGCAGATGATAATGATAAATATAAAAAACTCATATGCTATCCGGATATTTGGTTTAATTCTACTTTAATAAATAATATGATGGATTTATTTCCTGGACATTGGATAATGTGCGAGACTCTTCAAAACAAGTATTTATTAGAAAATGTATATTATATTAATCTTGAAGAAAGGGTGGATAGGAAGGTATTGGTTGAGACGGAGTTGAAAAAAATGAAGTGGAAATATGAGCGCTTTAATGCAATTAAACACGAGAGAGGTATATTGGGTTGTTGCTTGAGCCATTTGGCTGTCATAGAGATGGCAAAGGAAAAAGATTTAGATTATGTGGTAATTTTAGAAGATGATATACAATTCTTACAGCCCGAGAAATACAATAAGATGCTGATAGATTTTAGGAACTTTGTTGAATCTAATTCGTTGGACTATGATGTATTACTTATAGCTACGAACATCCTTGACAAGGTCAGTGGCGTTATTCCTATTAATAATTATATATATCGCGTCGGAGCTTCTTATTCTGCTGCTGGCTACATAGTTAAAAAGCATTATTATGATAAGATAATAGCTAATTACAAAGAAGGGCTTAGATTATTGATAGAGAATCCTACTGTTTCTGGAAAATATGAGTTTGATGTCTATTGGATAAAATTGCAGATGGTTGATAAATGGCTTGTTTTATATCCGCGAACTGTTAATCAAAGAGAATCTTATAGCGATATCCTAAATTGTATGACAGATTACACAAAGCATATGATAGATATATGAATACCTAGATATATAATTATAGATTTGATTTATAATTTTGTAAATTATAAAATTACCTAAATATTCTTAGATTCTCTTAGCAGTTTTTGAGACACTGGAAATTCTTATTTTTTCCATTTTTAAATTTGAGTACATCTCTTGATTTATTTTGTAATTTCCAAAAAACTTTTGAAACTTTTGAAAAAACAGAAAGATGTACTCAAATTTTATTTTTCAACTTTTTAGAAATATTCAGTTGCTTTTTTAACACCATATATATCTCGTAGTTTTCTTAGATTTCAAAAGTTCATTATGAAAAAATCTATAAAAATATAATTTATTACAAGGAGAATTTCAGTTAAAATGCATAGAAATGTGCTAATATAAAAGAGTAATCTGTAAAAATTGATATTTATCAGTTTCTAATCTAAATACATCTGTCAATCAATAGATAAAAACTCTTAGCTACATCTTAGCAAGCCAGAGAGCCTACAACAGCCTGTGAGAGTCCGCGAAAGCCTAAACAAGAAGGATGACTGCGATGGCTTATTGCATCTATGAGGGGAATGATAAGAATGTTTTCGGTAAAAAAATGAAAAAGAATAACTTCTACAAAAATATCACGTTGAGCGAAGATGAGGTATATTATCGCGGTATTGAAGAGGCTGACGATAATATATGTGTTGATTACGCGGACAGCGCAGACTACCCTGACAGCGCGGACTACGACTATTTCTGCGATTTAGTTTGAGGTTTGTTATCAATATACTCCTTATATCCCCCTATAAATACACCGTCCTTGAATATCATAGGAAAGTATATGTATGGTTTTATAGTATATTTGTGGATATATTTATAAAAATTATCGCGCTCTCTAAGAGTTAATAGATATTTATCACAGTTTACTACATATTTTTTTGTTTTTATATCGCTACATAATAGATTACAATATTTACAGTTTGATATTGTATAAATTGTGTAATCTGTTTTATAGGGTTTAACATATTTTTTATCCATTTTTATTCTATTATTACAAATGATTATTTACTTTTTCGTTTTATTCCATTCAATAGCTACCTTCTGCATTATTTGAGGCGCCTTCTCGTCAGGAAACTTTTTCTTTAATATAGCAAAGTGCTTCTTGACAAACTTATTGTAAGGACTTAAGGCTCTTTTAGCCGCAACCTTAGAACCCTTCTTCTTTCTCGCACCCCCTTCTTGCCCATCACCCGAGTTTTCGGCATATAAATCCTCCTCAATATCCAGCGTTTCAATATCTTTAGTGTCGCCTCCTCTTCTTGCTTTAGCGGCTTTGGGTTTAGCTTTAGGTTTCCCTACAGATTTTCTTACAACTCTCTTTTTGGCGCCACCGTTATTACAGCATCCGGAACCTCCTAACATTACTCTACTTATTATTCTATTGTATATATAGATATTTATTTTTTGGCAGACATTATTTTTTTATGTTTCTTGCTATTTAAATGTCGCAGCATATGAAAATCTCTAAAACACACATATTCAATACCACACTCGCACTTTATAGTATTATGGAGCTTTCGCGTATTATATTCTTGAATCGCCCGCTCTTTATATTTTTCTTCTTCGCAATAATATTTGATTTTACACATATCACAATACATATAATATATCTTCTCTTTATCGTTTTTATATGAGAACTCGTCAAACGGTTTAACTTTATGACACTTGGTGCATTCCATAATAATTATAATGCCTAGAAATTATTATGAATAATCAATTTTTTTAGATATAAGATTATAGCAATAAAATATAATAATTATGAAACTATTGATTTTCGGCAGCAAAGGGTGGATAGGGAGACAATTCTGCGAATATTTGGATAATAATAATATTCTATATATTGAAAGCGATTCGCGAGCTGATAATGAGAAAGATGTAGAAAAAGAAATAAACGAATATAAACCTACTAACATCGTTTCGTTTATTGGAAGGACTTACGGAGGAACCTTCAATACCATAGATTATCTAGAACAGCCTGGAAAATTAGTTGATAACATCCGCGACAATTTATACGCGCCTATGATATTGTCAATATTGTGCGAAAGATACAACATTCACTATACATATATGGGAACCGGCTGCATTTTTGAATATTGCGTAGGCGAAGCAGGCGAAGCAGGCGATGCGGGCGAAGCAGGCGATGCGGGCGAAGCGAAAAAACGCGAAGATGATGTGCCTAACTTTTTTGGCTCTTCGTATTCCATAGTAAAGGGATATACTGATAGATTGCAGCATATGTATTCTAAGAATACTCTAAATCTACGCATTAGAATGCCTATCGTCAATTATGATCACGATAGGAACTTTATTACTAAAATTACAAAATATGAGTATGTCTGTTCAGTCGCTAATTCTATGACAGTATTACCCGATATGTTCCCTGTAATTGCCGATATGATTAAAAAGAATGTTGCTGGAACATTTAATCTATGTAATAAAGGCGCGATAACTCACAACGAGATTTTGGAGCTATATAAAATGCACGTGGATAATAATTTTACTTGGAAGAACTTCTCAATAGAAGAGCAGAATAAGGTACTTCTTTCAAAACGCTCAAATATTGAACTATCAACGGAAAAATTGTATGAATTGTATCCTAATATTCCTGACATTAGGACATCTATTGAGAACTGTATGATTACATATTCGCGTCTTCTATAAGCGCTATTCCTTCGCGGCTATCATAATATATATCAAATAAATCCGTTAAATCGCTTATAGACCCGTCATTTATTATTTCAACATCATAAGGAATATCTATGTATTCGTTTTCAGATATATGTGTATCTCTCACGCCTCCTGCGCCTCCTGCGCCTTCAACTATATTAATAGAAGGCCTACTTATTTTTACTATAATTAAAGAGCGTATCTTTGCCGAACTTTTTAATTTATTATATTCGTGTAAAAATCGCATATCGCTAATTACATAGGAATCGCAAGAATCGCAAGAGATACGAGATAGCAAGATATCTGCCAAGAAGCCTCTATTCGTGTTTGGGATTAATTCGTCAATAGCGTGTTGCATTATTTCGGTTCCAAAAAATTGCAACGCTTTGCGCGGAGATATTCCCCAACGCTCGTCAATAATTTCTTTTTCATCACCAACAGCATTATCTTCGTCAATTCCTACCTGAATATCATTAAAATTAAACAGCTCCCTGACGGCTTTTTTCAAGGGCTCTGCAAAAGATAATTTCTTAAATCCCCGAGTAGCCACTAAATGTTTCGCCAACACATCTTTACCACTCCTTTTAGCACCACATATAGCTATGATATTTGACATCTTATGTATATATAATATATAAGTATATTATTTCATATAACAAAATCAATTTTTAACATAATACAAATAAAAATAAAAATTGACATTTAAGAATTAATTAATTATAATTAACTAACGCACATTTGTCATATAATGTTTTCATCAAATAACTGCTGGGATATTATGGATACCTATTTTTTAAAGGGGGGGTCGCGAGAATCATCAAACCCTCTTGTTAAACACCAAATAGACAGTTATAATAAGTTTGTAGATAATACACTCGGACAAATTATTGCCGGCTTCAATCCTATCAAAGTCAAGGTAACAAATCCCAAGAGTGATTTATCAATCAACGACAATAACTATAAAATATCCATTAATATTCTTCAGCCGAGTATCACGAAACCCAGTTATCAAATGGGCGATGGAACGCATAATATTATGACACCTTATATTGCCAGAATGAATAATATGTCATATTCTAGCGGTATCTATGTCAACGTCCATATTGTTACAGAATACACTAATAAAAATGGGATGATTGAGAAGTTTGACAAAACCGTTAATAATATTTACATCGGCAAAATCCCTATTATGGTCCGCTCCAAGCTATGTGTTCTCAGTCAAATGCAAGGAATCTGCGAAGAGAATAACAGCGAATGTATCTATGATTTCGGCGGCTACTTTATTATTAATGGAAATGAAAAGGTCCTTATTTCGCAAGACAGGATTAATGAAAACAAGACGCTCGTATTTCATCCTAACAATAATAGCGAAGGGTTGTATGCCGAGATTCGTTCTGTTTGCAATTCGTCGTATCTTCCTCCAAAGACAACTTGTCTGAATATGAGCGGTAAATTAAATCATATGGGACGTATCATTCGTATCAATACATCGTTTCTTAGGTCGGAGGTTCCTGTATTTGTAATGTTTCGGGCTCTCGGTATTCTCAGCGACAAAGAGATTATTCACCACATTGTATATGATACGACGAAGGAAGAGAATAAAAGAGTCATTGCCGAATTGATGGCTTGTTGCGAGGATGCTTGTGATATAAAGACGCAAGAACAGGCTGAATGCGTCCTTATTAAGATTATGAACGGCTCCAACAAGAACAATGAGCATTCAGTAAATAAGACGCTTTTGCACAATAATTTGTTTAACGATTTTCTCCCGCACGTTGGCAAGAGTTATAGAAGAAAGGCGTTATATATCGGCTATATTATTCGCAAAATGATTCGCATTTATCTCGGCTACGATACATATGATAATCGCGATTCGTATATTAACAAGCGCGTAGATACTCCAGGAGTTTTGATGAGTAATTTGTTTCGCCAGTGTTATGGCAAATTGACGAAGGAGTTGAAGGTTGCTATTGAGAAAGAGCTTAGTATGTGGCGCGGCAATTCAAATACACCGCTTTCAAATATTATCTCGGATATTAGCATTCACCGGTTTTTCAAGCAATCTCTGTTGGAATCGTGGATTAAATACTCCTTCTCAACAGGCAATTGGGGTATCAAAAGTATCGGCAGTTTTCAGAATATTAAGCAGGGAGTTTCGCAAGTTCTAAATCGTATGTCTTATGCGAGCACCTTGTCTCATATGAGGCGTATTAATACTGCTATGGAAAAGAATGGAAAGCTCGTACAGCCGAGAAAGTTGGATAATTCGCAGATTGGTATGATTTGTCCTGCTGAAACACCAGAAGGCAGTTCGGTAGGATTAGTGAAAAATATGGCACTTAGCACAAATGTATCAATTGCTATGAATAGCTATCATATCAGAAAAGTTCTTGAAGAATTGGGAGTAGTTATGTATGACGACACCTATAAATCAGGAGATAAGCCAGGAGATAATTTGGAAAAATCGGCAATTAATTTCCTAAAAAATATGGGAAATAGCTCAAATGTTTATATTATGGTGAATGGCGATATTATCGGCTATTATGATAAACCTATTGAGCTCTATAAAACACTGAAACACTATAAGAGGTCAAGTATCATTCACCCGATGACATCAGTTGTTTGGAATATTCAAAAATCAAACATTATTATCAGTACGGAGGCGGGGCGTATGTATAGACCGCTCTTTATTGTAGATTATGACTCTAAATTGAAAAAGAGCATATTGCGAATTGAAAAGATTTTAAAAAGAAAAAATATGAAATGGGAGGATTATATCAAGGATAAAAACTTTGACTATTTCATATCTCCCAACGAACCCTATGTTCCCCGCGAAGCTGGAGATGCTGAAGAGAAGGCTTGCGACGATGACGACGGCAATAGCGACGAGGGCTATTTGGAAGAAGAAGGATTTCTTGAATATATGGATTGTGATGAAATTAATACGGCGATGATTGCGACATTCCCTGCCGATTTGGATGAAGGAATTAAGGGAACGGCTCTTCCTCCCTGTTATACGCATTGCGAGATTCATCCAAGCTTAATGAATGGTATTCTTGGAGCTAATATTCCATTCAGCGACCATAATCAATCCCCGAGAAATTGCTATCAGTGTGCTATGGGCAAACAGGCACTAGGTATTTATGCAAGTAATTTCAACAAACGTATTGATACTATGGGGAATATTTTGAATTACCCGCAAAAATCCTTGGTATATACTAAATTATCAAAATATACTATGGCACACAAATTGCCTTCAGGAGTTAATGCGATTGTTGCGATTATGACACATACTGGATTTAATCAAGAAGATAGTATTATGATTAATCAGTCCGCATTAGACCGCGGGCTATTTACGAGCACTTATTACAAGGCGCTCAGGGATGTTTGCAATAAGAATCATAGCACGGGAGAGGAAGAGATATTTACGAATCCTAATGATAAAACTGAAAAGAAGCCATATTGTTATGATAAGTTGGATGAGAATGGCTTTGTCCCAAAGAATACTTATGTAACCGGAAATGATATTATTGTAGGTAAGGTTATGCCTAAAAAGTGTAATGGTGAGATTTCATATCAAGACAGCAGTCTTACGATGAAAACTAATGATGATGGTTATATTGATATGAATTATAATGGCATAAATAGCGATGGCTACAGGTTTTGCAAAGTGCGTATTCGCAAGAACCGTAAGCCAGAGATTGGCGATAAATGTGCCAGCTGTAGTGCTCAAAAGGGAACTATTGGTATGACATATAAACACCAAGATATGCCATATACTAAGGATGGAATTGTGCCGGATATTATTATGAATCCGCACGCTATCCCTTCGCGTATGACTATCGCACAGCTTATGGAATGTATTATGGGAAAAGCCGGGTGTCATATTGGGGCTTTTGGAGATTCTACGCCATATAACGACTGTACTGTTGAGGATATCGCGAAAGTATTGGAGATGTCTGGAATGGAAAGATATGGTAATGAGATTATGTATAATGGAAGGACGGGAGAACAAATAAGGACGGAAATTTTTATCGGTCCTACATATTACCAGAGGCTGAAACATATGGTAACAGACAAGGTTCATTGTCTTACAGAAGACCATGAAGTTCTTACAAATAATGGATGGAAACAAATTGCCGATATTAGTATCAATGATAAAGTGGCAATATTGAAGAATGACGCACTTGTATATGAAAAACCTGTAGAAATCTATAAATACCCTGACTACAAGGGATATATGTATAATATCTCAAATAATATGGTAGATTTAGATGTTACCATTGGACACCGAATGTATGTAGCGAATGCCGCGGGCGCAACATATAATCTTGTAGAGGCTAGTAAAATACAAGGACAGAAAATGAGATATAAAAAGGATTCTTTATGGAACGAGGTAGATTATCAATTGGATATTTCAAATGGTGGCAGCGACAGTAGCGATATCAAGCCTATTAATATGGAGGCATGGTTGTCATTCTTTGGTAAGTGGATTGCGCATAATGGAATTGATAAGGAAAATGCTATGCTTATAAACGAATATGGAAATAATGATAATAATGATATTGTGAAATATATCAATAGATTGGATGATAAATACAATTTCCCGGCGTGGGTATGGAAGTTGAGCTCAATTCAATGCAGGTATCTCGTAAAATCTATGGTATCTGTTAAGAACGATGATATCAAAAACAATTTTGAGAATATGTATTGTACATTAAGCGAGAGTTTGGCTGATGATATGACGCGCCTATTGATTCATGCGGGATGGAGTGGGATTAAATCGCGATTTAATAGATATTGGAAGATTACGATTATTAAAAATAAGAATAAACCGATTGTCAATGACCCAAATGATAAATCAAATAAGGAGAATATCTATTATTACCAAGGCGCCGTATATTGCCTGAGTGTATCTACTGAGGTATTTATGGTAAGGCGAAATGGCAAATCGGTATGGACTGGTAATTCTCGCGGTTCAAATGGGCCTATTGTTATGCTTACACGACAACCAAGTGAGGGTCGCGCTCGCTCGGGCGGACTTCGTTTAGGAGAGATGGAAAGGGATTGCTTTATCGCACACGGAACATCAAACTTCCTTGCCGAAAGAATGCTTCATGTATCTGATAATTATCGCATCTTTATCTGTAAGAAATGCGGGATGCACGCAAATGTAAATACAGATAAAAATATTTATAGCTGTAAATACTGTAAAAATAACACAGATATTGCACAGGTAAGAATGCCTTATGCTTTCAAATTACTAAATCAAGAATTATACACTATGAATATTATGATGAGATATGTTTGTAATTAGAATACGGAATGTATTAGATGAAACTTAATACTAGTGCTTTTAGGTATGATTTATTGTGGAAGGATGGGAGTTGTTAATTTCTTTTAGATTATCTAGAAATTTTTGTGCCTGTACTATATTGTTTAGATGATTGTTTAGACGAGGTGTCTTTAGGTTCGTCTTTTATATTAGTTATATCAATTTGTCCTTCAATTTTTTGATTATTTTGTAATGTATAAATTAATACATCACTCATCAATAATGAAAACATCTGAATTGTTATATTACTTTCTCTATTTAAAATTCTTAATCTGGTAGATTGAGTAAAAAAGTTTGCTATATTTGTTAAACTTTTAGTTGTTGTGTTTCTAAATTTTGAATATGCTGATGATTTTTCTTTTTCAATATTTTGTATATATTGTGTAAACATTTTTTCGTCAAATAATATATTTTTTTTGTAACTTTCGTCATTATTAAGCATTGCAACATTAATATTAGCATTTTTAATTGTAATTAAAAACATAATTATATATTTGCTATCAGTAATACTATCTAAATATGACTCTAATATTTTTTGAATTTGGTATTTCATTACTTTATATTTACTAGAAACATTATCACTAATAAAATTATCAACTCTTTCATTGTACTTTTCTGGATTTTCATCATCATTTTTCACAATATTTTTTTTTATAATTTCTCGTATTTTAGTTATATTTTCTATCATATGTAATAAATTACCAATTAGTATGATTAATGATGATTTTAATTCTTTCTCTAAACTAATTTTAGACATTAACCATAATCCTAATAAAGTAAATACACTCGCGATTGCAATTAATGATCCAAAAGTAGTTACGTTGCCTATAATAGTCGTCCCTAATAATCCTATACCAACAATAGTTATAAATGCTGACGAATATTTAGTAATATTTTCAGCTTTTTCTATATTTATTAGTTTATTGTCGTAGGTATTATAATTATGAATACCATGCTGTTTAAACATTAAAACTATAGCTTCAACTTTTTTCTTTTCTTCTTCATTTAAGGTATCAATATTTTTATATTTTTCTAAAAATATAAAAGCCTCTTCTATTCCACATTCTAATTTTTTTTTTTTAATTTTAGCTTCTTCTTGTTTTTGTTTATTAACAAATATATTAAATAAATTTGAAATTTTTCCACCACCAATATGTTCTTCGTAATCTGTTATTGTTTCCCTATTATATAAGTGTTTTTTTCTTTTAGATCTACTTTTTGTTTTTATAGTTGCTTTTTTAGGTTGGTCCTTTGTTTTTATAGTTGCTTTTTTAATATTATTTATAATTACTTTAACCATAATATCTATATATTTAATATATAAACATTTAATATATAATTTTATAAAAGATGGCGGATAATCATAAATTGTACAAAGTATTAGATGTTAGCAGAGATGCGAGCGATGATGAAATAAAGAGTGCTTATAAAAAGAAAGCGATGCAGTATCATCCTGATAAAAACAAGGGCGACTCTGAATGCGCTACTAAATTCAAGGAAATATCAAATGCCTATAATATTTTAGGAGATAAGGACAAGAGAGAAAAATATAATGCTTGTGGTGATAATAATTATAATGAAGGTTCTCAGGATAATATGAGAAGCCATCAAGATATTTTTGAAGCATTTTTTAGAGGACACGAACATGGCTTCGGTGATAGTTTTTTCAGTTTTGGAGGAGGCGGTAGAGGCGGCGGAGGCGGAGGCGGAGGCGGTAGAGGGGGGGGAAGAGGCGGGAATAGGCCACAACAAAAGGCTGATTCTATAGAAAGTGTATTTAATTTAACACTTGAAGATATATATGAAGGATTTAATAAGGATTTAAATATTAAATTGAAAAAATATTGCACGAGCTGTAATGAGGAATGTCCTGATTGTGATGGAAAAGGATTTATACATCGTATCCAAAATATGGGTATAATGCAGACTATATTTCAATCACAGTGTAATAAATGCGGAGGCGAAGGTATAGTGATAAAAGGCAAGTCTAGTTGCAAATTGTGTAGTGGCAAAGGATTTTACAATAAGGATATCAAGGCTACTTTGATTATACCAAAGGGTGTTAATGAAGCTTATAGGACGGCTTTTCCCGAATTGGGAGAGCAACCTAAGACTGATAATGTTAAACCGGGCGATTTAATAATTAGCATAAAAATAGAGGAACACAAACATTTCAAGAGGAATGGGAATGACCTTCATTATAAGACAGATATATCTTTTATAAACTCTATAATCGGCGAAGTAATAACCATACCATATTTTAAGGATACTATTGAGATAAACACCAAAATACTTGGTGTTATTTCAAATGGCAAAAAATATCTATTGGAAGGCAAGGGATTGCCTATATTAAATACTAATAATAAAGGCAATATGTTCATAGAATTTAATATTAATTACCCGAAAATTAAAAATACCGAAAAGCTTGACGAATTGAAGAAGCTACTTGAAGAAGTATTTGTTTAATCGCTCTATATTGCTATGCTATTTTTTTTGTTATCTATGGAATATAAGATATTGTATATAGCCGATAGATTTACAGATGTTTTATCAAAGCCGGCGTTTTTAACAAACTTTAGAAGTTCATATGCTTGTTTGTCATTTCTCACAATCTTATTATCATATCGCGTAATAATAAATATATACTCTTTAGGGTCTGTTATTACATTTTTGTTAATATAGAAGGTTTTTCCTAATGTATCTCTTGATGCACTGCTTTTATATTCGCCATTATCAGAATCTATGTCGGTATATTTTAGATATTCGTAATTATCTATTGTCAAATTATAATATACAAATCCAGGCGATGAAATGTCATCGTTTTCTACTTTATCCTCACTAATTATAATATTGCTAATATTTCTATTTTCTCCAAAAACGACATTTGTAGTTTTTGTAACAAAATCGTATTGGAGACAGAAGCTGAAGTTAGACAATGATTTATCCACTGTATTTTTTTTTATTAGATATACATTGTATCTGAACGGATATTCTAAGTTGTCATTGATTTCTATTGCCTGCTCTATTTCCTTGCATCTCTTTATATTACTTGCTTCTCTATAAATAACATCATAATACATTACTACCAAAATAAATATTACGAGGGCTATAAATATTAAAATGAGGAAATGCTGATATAAAGACACTTTATAAGTATTGCTTGATACCTTTGATAAAGTGTATAATATGTAATAAGAATACGCCTCAAACTCCGATAGATATATATTTATTATATTCAATATCTCGCCAAAACTGCTTTTTTCTTGATTTTCTTGAATATCCATTTAATCTACAATAATATAATAAAATTGTATTTGTGTAATAGTTTTGTGTTCCCCCCGTATTCTCTTTATATGAATAACTTTTCGCGATTATTTTTAGCATAGAATATATCGTTTATTATATTAATATTATAGTTTTCGTTTTTAGAATATATCTTGGTGAATTTTATCAAATCTCTACCGGTCTCATCATAAGGCAATTTATTATTATTATCATCAACGAGTATATATTTAAATCTTTCTTCGCGCAAGATATTGGCATCTATATTTTCTATTTTTTCACTCTTCATAGTTCTTAGATTAAAATAATAAAATACGAGCCTTTTTTGTGCCTCTATTATAGGGTCGTTTAAAGCCGCAATATATTCATTCTGCGCGATTTTTATTTGACCTGTCTTATCGCTTATTTTTCCGTCTATAGCTGTGTTTTTAGCAATATAATCAGCATCTTTATCATCTAATTTAACAAGTTCGTTTTCAAGTTTAGCTTTTTCATCTTTTAAAGAATCTAATACCCGCCTTTTATTATTTAACACAAAATTATAGTCTGGTTTTTTGAAAGATTCTGAGCCATCATTGTAATCTCCGTAGTCTGTTCCATAATCAACTATGGTTTTTTTCTTCATAAAATCGTATGTTATTTTTAATACATATTTGGATGTTGTCGTATCTATTAAATCGTTATTGATAATTATAATGTTATAAACGAAAGGTTTCTTTATCCTATTATTATTCTCAATAGTATTTATTATTTTGCCACACTTGGATAATTTTTTAGCATCAGTATATATATTATCCCAGTATAACACTATGGATATCATAGATATGATGGCTATGAAAATAAAACTGAATAGCACTTCGTTGTAATTTGTTTTGGTATCATTGTATATCTTTTCTATTTGATAATTAAATGAATAATAGAACGATATTAAAAACTCAAGCTTGTCTAAATTATAATATATTGACGCAATGATAACAAATACAAAAATTAGAATTATCAACAATTTCAATAATGATATTATATCAAGCTTATACAACACATATAATATAATCATCAGAGATATGAAGGCATATAGCTTTAAATTATTATTAATAACCTCTGAACTAATGTTAAATATATTAGAAATAAATGTATATATTAATATGATAACAAGAAATACCTTAATAATTATTTCATAATCATAGACTATACTGGCTATCTCTTCGGCTTCCTTTTCTATATCATTATTTGATGAATTAGAATAACGTTCCTTATATCCCATTTATTCTATAATAATATTTTTAATTATACGGAGTATATCGGAGTAATTGAGCTTTAGAGTTTCATTGCTATTTTCATACCTACTTCCAAAGCCATTGTAGTGTTTTCTATATTTGCCGATGCGATATCATTTTCTGTAGTAATTATTGATAAATTTTTTAAAGTAACCGCGTTTGTCGTATGCTCTCTTACTTTCATAGCATCTACCATATACGTCTCTTTTTTCTCATAATGCTGTTTAGCTTTATTGTAAAGATTTTTTTCTAATTCGGTTATATATGTTCTCTGCTTTTCATATTGTGATCTTATAATAGAAGCAAAATCAATCTTATTTTCAAATCTTTCTCTTTTCTTAAATAAGCTTAGGAATAGCTTTAATAATCGCAACAAGTTAGTAATAGCAAAATTGAGGAATGGAGATTCTCCCAATATTATGTTAAATACTTCAACCAATTCATCAAATGGCCATTTATATGCCATCCAACTAATGAAAAATATATTCTTTATTATAAACCAAGCAGCTAAGGCTACAAATATAAGAATTGTTAAAGATCCAAAAATAATAGAATAAAAATTCATCAATCCTTCGTTATATATAATTTTATCAAATATAATTACGGGTATAACAGATACAGGCTGATTGAAGCCTACTGTATGGCTAAAAAGGCTTTCAACTGGCGAATTCTCAATTGCTTTATAAATAGTTTTTCTATAAAAATCGTATAATATTCCTATTAAACAAAAAAACCACACATATATAATTATAGCTATTATAGTCAATGACACTTTTATAAGTTTCAACGGATTCATTTTTGAAAAATATTTATTGAAAACATTTTTAATAAAACCTTTTACCATTTATTCTATTATGATATTTTTAATATCGCAAATATATGAATAATATTCTTTTTTTTTCTTTTTATTAATACCATATATATCTATAATATTTTCCTTCATTTCATTAATTATTTTGCATCTGTTATCGTTTTCTTCGTTTTCTTCTATAGTTAATTGCGAAAATATTGTATTTATTTGCTCGTTTAAATTGTATATATTGTTATTATAGTATATATCAATAATATAGCTTTCAATATCATCAATATCATCATAAATCTTCTCATTAAAATTATATTTTTCCTTCAATAATTGAATATACTCGTGTAGTTCATATAAAAAGCACATATTTGCCTTTGGTAGAGCCTGATAAGATTATGGCGTACTGTTAGAATGTAACAAGTTCACTGTATATATATCAATTTTTTATAGATAGATATTATTGTATGACATATTTATTATTATATAAAAATTGATTTATATGATATAACATATATCATAATAAATATGAGTGCTGTTAAGAAAGTTTGCATTAATTCTTCTAAGAATTATTATATGGGAACCGAGCTATCGCCTCTCCATTATGGATTGTCTGCGGAAGGCTATGATATCAATTCTATTATGGAAGGCTATGATAAAGAGCTGTGGATTGTAGATGTCAAAAACAACAAAAAGGTGTGGGTCAAAAACGAAAATCTATCTCGTATTACACATGAAGAACCTGTAATAAATAACATACTTTCTCTATATTGCGATGCTGAAGATATTGAAAGGATTAATCAATTAAAACAAAAGTGTGAAAAAGACGGCTCTTATAATTTAAAAGATATAAAGGAGTTTTATAATGTACGCGACGATTATTGTGGTGATATTCGCGACAATGAAGCAGGAGAAAATGGAAAAGAAACCGATTGTTCTGGTGCCGACCAAGAAGAAATCGGCAAAGGAACTTCAGGCGCTACGGGAACTCTAAGTAATGAATATAAAGAGGATAATATGTCAGAGAAGACTTTGGTATTAAACGGTGCTAAATGTATCGCAGGTGGTAATACTGGTGGTAATACTGGTGGTAATACTGGAGATGAAAATTATGACGGAGATGTATACCTAGATGATATTTTGAAAGGAGCTAAAGGAGGAAAAGGAGGAAAAAGCAGAAAAGGAACTTCTTCGGGAACTCAGGTACCTTCGGGAACTGTCGCGAAGGCAACGAAGGCTACAGAGGAAGGGAAGAAGGCTGATGCAAATTGTGTAGCGAAGGATGGCGAGAAATGTATAGCAAACGATGGCGATGATAAGAAGCCTACGGATTATAATATATTTGTTAAGTTTCGCCTAAATGAGCTTAAGGAGATTAGTACAAATAAGAAGGATAACTTTGAGAATGTCAAAATTGAATGGAGAGAACTGAAGAAAAATAAGGGCGAGCTTAAAATTGTTATGGAAAAGGCATATTCGTGGTTAAATCAATGTAAATAATATAAAATAAAAATTGATTTATTATTTAAA